TGGCTACGAAAACAGGCCGAAATGAGACAGGGGGAACGATACCGATGATTGAACTTGAAATCGCAACGTGTGTAATTGTCATCGCCGTTGTGTTGGCGTGTGTATGGATTGAAATACGGAAAGGAGCATAGAGGATGAAGGCTACTACATTACAAAGTCCGCCCGAATGGGTCAACAGAAAATACTACGAGATACAGGCTACTGAATCGGGGCCGGTTGTTGAGGAAGAAGTGGATGACGTTTTCAAAGTCACGATTCGGGAAGGTTTAAAGATTGGCATCGGAGCCTTCGCGGTGTACATAATCATTGCGATGGCAATCATCATTTTATGAGTACGATACGAAATACAGCAAAGAAAAAAGCCGCTTCCTGCGGGAACAGAAAGAGGCTCAAAAGTAAAACAACATCAGCTACATTGTAGCAGAAAGCGAGCGGAAAAACAAATGGACGCTAAATTAATCATGACAGTAGAAGAAATGGAAGACCGAGACATCTGGATGAAATTACGCAATTCGGGAATCGGCGGCAGTGACGCGGGCGTCATCGCCGGGCTTAATCGTTGGAAGTCGCCGTATCAGCTATGGCTTGAAAAGACAGGACAAGTAGAACCGGAAGACCTTAGTGATAACGAATATGTATACTGGGGAACGGTGCTTGAACAAGTTGTTGCCGACCGCTTTTGCGAGCTTACGGGAAAGAAAGTCTATCGGAAAGGCATGATGCAGAACAACAACGATGAGTGGCTGCTCGCAAACGTCGATAGACTGGTTGTCGGCGAAAAAGCCGGCCTGGAATGCAAGACGGCCAACGGATTCAAGGCGAAGGAATGGGAAGGCGACAACGTCCCCGATAGCTATTACCTTCAATGCCAACATTACATGGCGGTTACCGGGTGCGAAAAGTGGTATATAGCGTGCCTCATCGGCGGTAATCACTTCGTGTGGAAGGAAATCCCTAGGAACGAAGAAGATATAGCGGCACTCATCGAGGCCGAGAAGGCGTTTTGGGAAGACAACGTCAAAGGCGGTATTATGCCGGACGTGGACGGCTCGAAGAGTTGTTCACAAGCCTTGGCCGAACGATTCCCGGGAGGCGTAACAGACAGCATTACGTTACCGAAAGAAGCGGACGAGTTACTCGCTGAAATTGATGAATTGAACGAGGCGGCCGATAGAATCAAGGACCAAATCGAAAGCAAAAAGAACGGCATCAAACTCATGCTCGGCGACCATGAAATCGCTTATGCAGGAGAACGTAAAGTCACCTGGAAGACGCAAGCCGGCCGGGTCACGGTAGACAGCAAGAAGCTGAAAGCCGAAATGCCCGACGTATACGAAAAGTACAGCAAGCAAGGCAATCCGATAAGAGTATTCAAAATTTAGGAGGTAATCAATTATGACAACAACAAAAGGCGGCATCATGACAACGAAAGCAAATAACAAACCGGACGGAGTAAAGAGCATGAAGGACCTCGTCGTCAGCATGGGCGACCAAATTCAGAAGGCGTTACCGACAGTCATCACGGGTGAGAGATTCACCCGCATGGTACTTACGGCGATGAGTAGCAACCCTCAATTACAACAATGCACTCCGAAATCGTTCCTGGGGGCGATGATGCAGGCAGCACAACTGGGCGTAGAGCCTAATACACCGCTTGGTCAGGCGTACCTCATCCCGTATAAGAACAAAGGCACGCTCGAATGCCAATTCCAATTGGGATACAAGGGATTAATCGACCTGGCGTACCGGAGTGGCGAGGTCCGGGATATACAGGCCCACGAGGTACACGAGAACGATGAGTTCGAGTACGAATTAGGACTCGAACCGAAGCTCCGACACGTACCGGCTACTAGTAACCGGGGGGCAGTCATTGCCTATTATGCCGTATTCCACACGAAGGATGGCGGTTACGGATTCGAGGTCATGAGTGCCGAGGACGTACGCAATCACGCTAAGAAGTACAGTCAGGCATACGGGAGCAATTACAGTCCTTGGGCCAAGAACTTCGATGAAATGGCCAAAAAGACTGTTCTCAAGAAGTGCTTAAAATATGCACCGCTTAAAACCGAATTCGTCCGTGAAATGAGTGCAGACGGAACAATCAAGAAGAACATAACACCGGACATGACAGCCGAACCGGACGAAACGGATTATATCGATGCAGAAGCGGAAACAGTACCGGACAATGTAGACCCGACGACAGGCGAAATCAAGACTGAACAAGAACAGAAGGACGATGCTATTTTGGCAGCATCAATGAACTAAGAAAGGAAGCGGAGGAAGGGCCGGAGCAATTACCGGCCCGGACCCGTTACAGGGCGAAAGAATGGCAGAAGGGCAGAAACGCTATTACTGGCTAAAACTTCAAAACGACTTCTTCTCGAGGAAGGAAATAAAGCGGCTCCGACGAATAGCCGGGGGCGATACCCTTACAATTATCTATCTCAAAATGTTGTGCCGGTCGCTAAAGGACAACGGCAAACTCTATTACGACGGACTCGATAATGACTTCGCTTCCGAGTTGGCTATGGATATTGACGAAGACACGGAGAACGTACAAATCACCGTCAACTACTTAATCAAGACAGGGTTACTCGAACAGATAGACGAAGTCGAATATACGCTTAAAGATGCAGAAAGTAACACAGGCACCGAAACCGCAGTCGCAGCAAGGGTTCGTAAGCATCGGGAACGGCAAAAAGCGTTACAATGTAACACCGATGTAACAGCGGTGAAACAACTCGGTAACGTAGAGATAGAGAAAGAGATAGAGAAAGAGATAGAGATAGATAAAGAGAAAGAAGAAGAGATAGAAGAAGAGATAGAAGAAGAAGAAGAACGCCCGGCATCTTCTAAAATCTTAAAAATGTACGGGGATAACATTCACCCGGTCAGTTCACCGGTAGAAGCCGAAAAGCTAAAGACACTCGTTGACACTCACGGCGAAACTTTCGTGGCTAAGGCTATTGAAAGGGCCGTTATGCGGAACAAAAGAAGCCTGGCGTATATCACCGGGATTCTGAACAACTGGGAAGCCAATGGGTACGACGAGGGAAGCGAAGGGAAGCGAACAGAAAAACAGTCAGATCCGGAACGTTCCGCAGACCTGGAACGGTTTATGCGAGAACGAGAGGAACACAAGAAAAAGCAAAGGAGGTTTTAAAGCATGTTCACGAATGGCAGTATGGACTTCATAGAGAATTTAATCGTCGGGTCATATCCGAACGGCCTAAGAGATAAAGACGAACGGCAACGGTACTTTGACAATTTCGTCCGAATGTTCAACCGATATGATGAGCAGGACGTTGCGGACGTAGTCGAAGAAGTGATAAGCCGAGAACGCTTTTTACCGTCCTTAGCGACCTTCAAAGAAGCGTTGGATAAGAAGGCACAGGCCAGGGCCGAAAGCGAGCGGACAGCGTTAAAAATCGCCGAATATAGAAAGCCTCGAGGACGGGTCAACGTTCAGGCACTCATGGAACAGGCCGAAAAAATGAAAAAAGGCGAGTTCGAGCGACCTATTCCGAACCGGTTACGAGAGTTTGCCAAACGGTTGTGGCCGGATATTAGCGATAGCGTCATTCGTCGAAACTTCCCGTTACTGATTCACTATCAGCAGAACGGGTTCACGATTGACGAGAAGGGAAATGCAGTGCAGCTTTACTTATCCAAGACCGGTGAGGTCGTAGAGCGGATTATATTAGTTCAGGAGGCGTAAGCAATGCGAATCATAAGATACGGAAAGGAACGGCCGGCAGACGTATTGTACAGACGGTCGCAAGTAGGAATTATCGGCCGGTACGGTTTAGAAGAGTTCATCGTTTACGACGGCGATTGTCAATGGAAGGACCGGGCCGTTATGAGGGCGATTATAGACGACGTCAGGTTCAGGGCAAGTGGTGAGTTTAACGAACACGGAGAATTACGAACGGATGCGGTTATCGATGTTGATAAAATCGTCGATGTGGTTTTAACAGGACGGTATAGGAGGCGGTTTATTTGAAAGAGTATGCGTTTAGTTTTGTTAACGACATGGGGTCGACCTGGGAAAAAGGTAACTGCTTAGTCACCGAAGCTTATGGTATTTATAACTCCGAGAAGGATGCTATTTCCGACGCTATGAAAATGTATGAATATTACGGATACGAATTTACTCACCTGTACGTAGGACAAGTGGAATATTTTGTTCCCCAAGTAGACGCAGACCTTATTTTAGATGATTTAGCGGCCCGTGCCTATGATAACGGGTACAAATACGACGATTACCTTAAAAACGTCAAAAGCGACCACATAAGGGAACTTGATGAGATACTCACCAAAGCATATCTAACATGGGAAAAGAAACACCCCGAATATCGCAACAACAGCTATTTAATGACCAATACTGTTAAATACTCTATCAGTGAATTAAAAGAAAAAACGAAAAACAAGCGAAAAGGAGAATAACCATGGAAAAGACAGAAAAGCGGTACATGACGATAAAAGAAGCGATGAAGTATACGGGCATGGGCGAATTGACGCTTCTGGAAATCCTGAAAGATATCGACGTATACCCGGTGCAGCCTTGTGGAAGCGGTACACGGCGATTTATCGACAAGACAGATATTGATGAAGCGTTCCGAATCTTAAAAGACAAAGAACGAGTTAAACGACACACACGAAGCGGACGGCACCCGTTCTAATGGAGTGCGTCGGATGCGGCAAGGAATACGAAGGGAATAGCAAGTTATGCCCTTCATGCCGGGCAAAGTACACGGAACAGATAAAACAGCAGCATGATTACTGGACATGTCCTATATGCGGAGGCTCCGTGCAGTTCAGCTACTGGAAGCGGCGAGAAGATATTAAAGCCAAAACGATATGTTGCAGTACACGATGTCGGAGAATATACAAAGCGTTAACGGAGGGGAATCATGGAACACGGAACGATTCACAGAAGCCCGGTCAACGGACAACCGGAATTCGGGCAAGATGAGATTAAGCAGCCGAATCACTACACGTGGAGAGGTAAGGAATGCGAGCAAATAATCGGAGATATAACCCAAGGCTCCGAGGGAAAGGAAGCGTATTACCTGGGGGCGGCCGTGTCAATCTTTACATGACTAAAACAGGCGAAATAGTGGAACGGGTAGTAATACCCGGATAAGGAGAAGAAGCATGAACGAACACGTTTTGGTTGGAAATTTAGGTAAAGGCCCGGAAGTACGATTTACACAGAGCGGTAAAGCCGTAACGACGCTTAGCGTCGGTTGTGATCGCTCATATGTAGACAAAAACGGAGAGCAGCAGCAGTTAACCGACTGGGTACGCGTTGTAGCTTTTGGCGTTCTTGCAGAGAGCGCCGGAGACAAGCTGCTAAAGGGCGATAAGGTCATTGTTACAGGTCGAGTTACTACGCGGTCATACGACGACAAAAACGGCGAAAAGAGATACATCACGGAGACCGTTGCTAACCACATCGGGAAGTTGTTGGCTGAACGCAAGCCGAAGAATGACACAAAAGATGGAACCGGATTTGACGGCATGGGTTCGGAAGTTAATGAGGAAATACCGTTCTAATATCTTGTTACTAAAAACGAAAGCTGGCACGAGGGGAATAAGCTAAATGGGCGTACTGTATATGAAAAAAGACGGAAAACCGAGTGTAAGTCTTACCGTACATGGTGAGCCGGTGGCACAGGGGCGCCCTCGGTTTGCCAATCGCGGTGGTTTCGCTACGGCATATGATCCGCCGAAGTCGGCAAAGTACAAAAACACGATACAAAAAGAGCTGCAGCCGCTAATCTTGAATAAGGCCTTTAAGCCGTTTGATGGGCCGTGTTCATTAAACTTACGTATATATCGGTCTATTCCGAAAAGTTTCAGCCGCAAAAAACAATTTGCGGCGGCAAACGGTGAGATTAGACCGACAACACGGCCTGACACGGATAATTACATCAAAGGGATATTGGACGCGTTAAACGGTATTGTTGTAAAGGACGACAGCCAGATCGTGGATGTCGTTGCCCAAAAGTTTTACAGTGATACGCCCAGAATTGAAGTCGTTGTTAGTGAACTTACGGAGTAGGAAAGGAGCCTAGCTTTGTTTACAATTTACTTGTCACACCCTTACACGGGCGATGAAGAGAAAAATCGGCTAATTGCAAGACGAATCGCGGCGCGAATTGTTCGTGAGTATCCGGGTATAGCCGTTGTCAATCCGCTGGATGCGCTGCACTATGCGAAAATGGCAGAACTTAGCTATGACAAGATTTTAAAGATTGACATCGAACTGCTGTCCCGGTGTGATGCGGTATTAGTGCGTGGCGACTGGGAACGCAGTATCGGTTGCCGCCGCGAAGTACAGGCGGCACATGAACGGAAAATTCCCGTATTTTGGGAGACTCTTGAGCCGTTACTAGAATTAATGGGAGAATCCGCGCAAAAGAATGCTAATTGAAAAAACATTATTCGGGGAAATAAATAAGGTGGATCAGGCTATCGCGAAAATACGGTTACATGAACCGGCTAACGGTTATTACGTAGCATTTAGTGGTGGTAAAGATAGTTGCGTCATCCTTGATTTAATACAGCGGGCGGGCGTTAAGTATGACGTGCATTACAACGTAACGACCGTCGAGCCTCCGGAGCTGTTAAAGTTTATACATGATTATCACAGTAACGTAATTGTCGAAAAGCCGGAAATGCCGATGTATAAGCTCATTGAAAAGAAAGGCATCTTGCCGACACGATTAGCTAGATACTGCTGTGCTGTATACAAAGAACGTGGCGGCATAGGGCGAAAAGTTGTTACGGGCGTACGTAAAGCAGAGAGCACCAGCCGCTCGAAGCTGTCAATGGTCGAGCCGTGTAACAAGCACAATAATAAGCAATTTTTGCATCCCATTATCGACTGGAGTACGGATGATGTGTGGGAGTATATTAAGACCTACAACGTTCCGTATTGCGAGTTGTACGATAAAGGCTGGAAACGTATAGGTTGCGTCGGATGCCCGTTTGCTAGCACTCAGCAACGTAAACGAGACCTTGAGCAGTACCCGCACATCGAAAAAATGTGGAAATATGGCTGCCAAAAAATAATCGACAAGCGTAAAGCAGAAGGCAAAGAAGCAATATTTTCGACTGTCGACGATATGTATGAATGGTGGTTGTCCGGCAAGGGCATGTCTACAGAAAATCCGGATGAAATAAATCTATTTGGGTTGTTAATGGATGAGGGGAGTACATAGAAGATATGATGATTGAAAAACTAAAGCGGGAGAAACACTTAAAGCCGCGTATGCGCCGCTAATTAAGTTAATGGGAGAATCCGGACAGGAAGAGATATAGGGTAAAGGATGGGATAGTGGAGATGGAACGAAGCGAAAAGATACGGACAGTCGAGCAACTGCTCAGAAAATATACGGTGACGAAGACGTACATCAACAATCTATACGCTGATATCGAGGACTACGAAGCTCGACTGCAGCTGCCGGCCGCACCGAAAGTTCCATCTCTATCTCCTGCACCTCGGGGAAGTAGCGAATCACTCAGCCAGGAAGAACGGGAGTATCTGGCGAGGGAAGAAATGACGGAAAACGTGCGAAAAATGCAGGCAGAACTGATGAAAATTGAACCTATGACAAAACGGTTGGAAAGGTCATTAGAGGCACTCACAGAGACAGATAGGCGTATTATTGAAGCACGATATATTAACGACTATTCGTGGACTATGGTAGCGCGAGCTGCTTATAGCTCTAAGGGGTACGTTCGCAAACGCTGCCCAGTGGTGATAGAGCTTATAACGGATATGATGTTTGGACCGGAGAAGATTATGGTGCAGAATGTATTATGAGATTTAAAGAAATGAACCATACAAGTATAATATTTTCCATCTTTTGGAAAATATTGTATTTGCATAAATCAAATGATATAATATTGGATATAAAGGAGAGTGTTAAAAATGATTATTTTAAGTGTGTATTGCGATAATTTATATATGTTTAGAGATTTTAAAGTTGATTTCACGTATAATAAAAAAATAAAGCATCCATTGGCTGAGAATGACGCGTTATTCGAAAACTCTAGAATTAAGGTAAGAAAGAATTTTGTCATATTAGGTGGAAATGCTTCCGGCAAGACCACATTTGGGAAATTACTTTGCATTATTTGTAATTATGTTTTAGGCAGGAGCATTGATGAAGAGCCATATCTCAGTATAGAAAAAGTGCGGTATGACAAATCTAAAAATGCCAAATTTATAGTAGAATTTGTAATTAAAGAAAATTTATATGTACTAGAAGCGAGCTTTAATGAAAAAGGATTGGTTACAGAATCAATTAAAAGGCAGAAGTTATATAAAAAATATAATATTATAAATATAAGGGAAAAAATAAACGAATTAAAACCGGAACTGGAATATGATGTCAGTAAAGATAAAATTGCTATGGGGTTTAAATCATTTGTTTTGGGCAATCAGAAATATGCTGAAATGATAGAACGTGAGTTAGGCTTTTTCTTTTTATTTTCTGAATTTGCCAAAAACTCTTATAACGGGATGGAAGAAGATATCGATGTAAAGAAATTAAATGAGTTGTTGCCAAAAATCGATAATTCCGTAGAAAAGGTAATCAGTTTACAGCCCATAGAGGGAAAAGAACGTTCTTTATCTTACATGATTGTGTTTAAAAACGGTGAAAAAGTGACTATTCCGGAGGGGAAATTAGAAGGTTGTGCTCCGCGTTTATCACATGGCACTTTTGAAGCGATTAATTTTATTGCCGTGTTAAGTGCATTGCCCAAGCGCAGCAAATGTATTGTTTATATTGACGAACAATTAGCGCATATGCATACAGAATTGGAAGCGTACTTTATTAAAAAAGCATTTCAGAACAAAACGAATGATACGCAGCTGTTCTTTTCAACGCATAATTTAGAGATTTTTAATTTAAATATTCCCAATAATAGTTTTGTATTCTTTAACAGAAACGATTCGGGTTATAATGAAATGCTTTATCCTAGCGAAAAAATGTGCAAAAACGATCGAAATTTACGCAACTATTACGAAAATGATTATTTCGGTGTATTGCCTGATTACAGCACATTAGATGAAACTTTTGAGAGCGAGAATGAAAATGGCTAGGATACTGTATGTTGTGGAGGGGGAAATTGAGAAGCGATTTATAAACCAATTAACACGCCAAGATTTAATAAAACCAGGTCGAGTTAAGAAATTCAATTTAATGCAAAAGGAATTGAAAAATAGCAATGATATTTTAACGAACAAGTATGATTACACCATTTGTGTTATTGACAGTGATTGTACTGAAAAATGTCATTGCACTTTCCTGAGAGAAAATATTAAACAATTAAAAACGGTAGGAAACGTTTTAGTTATGGTGCAAAATAAGAATTTTGAAGACGAATTAGAATATATATTACAAAAGCCACTGGAAGAATGTTTTAATTTAAGATACAGCTCACCAAGTGATATAAAAAAATTCTTGGCACAAAAAATAGAATATAAAAATTATCTTAACAAAAAACATGTTCAACGATACTGCATGAGGAATCAAGATTTTGTGCAAATTTACGAAAGCTATGGATATAAGCTTTTAAAAAACAGACTAATTACAGCTGAGAAGATTATATTATAAATTGTGGATAACTTTTCAGCCGTAGCAGGTTTGGACAGATTCGTAGCAGAAACGTAGCAGATTTGGGCAGATTTGTGTTGGATTTGTAGCAGGTTTGGACAGGAAACTTGTGCTATAATAAGAGCGTGAAAGACTCTCCTTGTAAAATATAATCGCTAGGCGAGAAAGCACTTACTGATGTGGGTGCTTTTTTCATGCCTGAAAGGACGTGACTACAGTGGCTAAAGGTAAATATAGACAGTGGCTTGAGTCTGATGGCCTTTTGCTATTGCAGGCATGGGCACGAGATGGCTTAACGGATGAGCAGATTGCCGGATTCATCGTGCGGCACTAGAGGAGTTTTCTCAGAAGATGGCATTAAATGTCAGTATCTTGACATGATATGATGTAGAAGTAAAAAGTACGGGAAATACCGTACGCACAATCATTCTAAGTAGTTTTATTTACAGCCGAGGCGGCGTCCATTAGGGCGTCGCCTTTGCGTTATGGACGCGAGCTATTATCTCGAATTTATGGTACTATGGATTCGAGGTGATGAATGTGGAATATGATGCTCTTTCAAAAAATATTGAACGGTTAAAAGCGGCCGGGGTACGTACATTGTCAATACAAGATATAGAAGACCTGATTGTTGAAGCAACAAAAGTTAATCGAAAAATAGATGACTTGGAACTTCGCAAAATGGAAATGGAACATCAAAGGCGCATGACTTCTATAGAAGCCGGGACAAAAGTTCAAGCTGAACACTTAAAAGCTATTATTTCTTTTGCAAACGCAACTCTTAAAAGTATCCTCCTAATTAATGGGGGCGCAATAGTTGCCTTCATTGCATTTCTTAGTAATAATTTGAGATTCGCAGAAACAGATCCCCTATTGGCAGGACTATATGTGCATCTTTGGAAGGCATTGGTCATGTTTGGTTTGGGTGCGGTGGCGGCTAGCCTTTGCTATGGGGCGTCTTACATAAGTCAGTCTGCATTTGCTCAAGAATATGAACAGGGGTTGGTTAGCCAAGGAGATGATTGTTCTAATGAACCCAAAGGCTGGATAACGGGAAATATGGCTAGAAATGTGGCGATAGTGATATGTGTTATTGCGTACGGGTTAACCTTTGGGGGAATTTATTTTTGCGCAGAGGGGCTCAACATTTTTAATTAAAATATAAGTTATATTTCAGGACGTCCTAATAGGGCGTCCTTTTTACGTGCCTGTATTTGGAGGCTTTATGACGTGTAAAACGGAAATTCAGTGCTGCCGTCGTTCCTGCCTGAACAACTCTAAAGGATTTTGCTCTGCTAACAAAATACATATAGGCGGAACCGGCACATGTAAATGTTTCGTTGCAGCCAAGCACGTTATGAATCGTTCCAAATACGGCACGCAAAGGAGGTGACGATAGCGGTTACATGTTGAATAAGAGACAAGAAAAATTCTGTATCGAGTATCTGGTGGATTTAAATGCGACTCAGGCCGCTATCCGAGCCGGATATAGTGAGTTAACCGCTTACTCGATTGGTTCACGACTGTTGAAAAAAGTTGAAATTAAAAACCGTGTTAAAGAACTACAAGACGAGTTCTTCAAAGACCGAATTATGAGCATCGCAGAAGTCGAGGGTCGACTGGCGGCATTGGCTCGGGGTGAGGTTAAAGAAGAGGTTGTCGTGGTTGAGGGTACGGGAGAAGGATGCAGTCGTGCACGAATTATTAAAAAGCATGTTGACGCCAGGGCGCAGCTAAAGGCTTTAGAGCTTATCGGTAAACGAAACAATTTATTTAGTGCCGATACAGCTATTGAAGTTAATCCGATTATGATTGTCGGTGGTGATGACGTTGCAGACTAATTACGACGTCGTGAATATTGCCGATATAGTGGGGAAGGGCTATGGAGAATTTTGGAGGTTCAAAGGCCGATACAAGGTAGTTAAAGGAAGTCGTGCCAGTAAGAAATCATCCACGCAGTCATTACGAGTTATATATGAGATTGTGAGCAATCCTGTTATTAATTGGCTTGTAGTGCGCAAGACGGAGCGAACGCTTCGGGATAGCTGTTTTGCACAGCTTAAATGGGCCATGCGAAGGCTGCACGTCGAAAAGTATTTTAGGTGCAGCGTATCGCCGTTAGAGATTACTTATATTCCTACGGGACAGAAAATCCTGTTCAGAGGCCTTGACGATCCATTAAAAGTTACGTCCATTACCGTCGATTCAGGTTGCTTGTGTAGACTCTGGATTGAGGAAGCGTATGAGATAACAAAAGAGGATGACTTTAACCGACTTGATGAAAGCATTCGCGGGCAATTGCCAGAAGGGATGTATCATCAGGTCGTTTTAACGTTCAACCCTTGGTCTGATAGGCACTGGTTGAAGAAACGGTTTTTCGATACGCCTAGTCCGAACGTACTGGCAATGACAACGAATTATCGATGCAACGAGTTCCTAAGTCAATCGGATTTACTCCTGTTTGAAGAAATGAAGAAGAACCCAAGGCGATATGCCGTTGCCGGAGAAGGAGATTGGGGTGTTGTGGATGGGCTTGTATATGAGAACTGGAAGGAACAAGTGTTTGACTGTGCTGAAATCAGGAATCAAGAAGGAGTAGAGTCCGCCTTTGGTTTGGACTTCGGGTATACAACGGATCCTGCTGCATTATTCTGTTCAGTGGTGAATCAGAAGAATAAAAAAATATATGTGTTCGATGAGTTGTATCAAACAGGGTTAACCAACCAACAATTAGCTAAGCGCATCGAAAGCATGGGGTATGCTAAAGAACGAATAAGAGCCGACGCAGCCGAGCCTAAGAGCATTGAAGAATTGTACCAGGCAGGGATATCCCGAATTGTAAAATCCCGAAAGGGTAAGGACAGTGTATTAAACGGGATCCAAAAAATACAAAACTACGAGCTAATAATTCACCCTAGGTGTGTAAACTTCTTACAAGAAATAAGTGTGTATCAATGGGCGAAAGACCGTTTTGACAGATATACGGGGAAGCCGGAAGACAATAACAACCACTTAATGGATGCTATGCGGTATGCCTGTGAAGATATAGGAGTAGAACGGTTCTCGTTTGATTTGGGGGTATAGAATGTTTTGGACTGATATAATAAATCGAGCGTTGCGTGATAACGCACCGATGAGTAAGCGACAGTTTTTGAGTCGTGAGTTACAAAAGTGGATAAGCAGCAAGGAACGCAAGGCTATGATAACAGGCCGCCAATATTACCAAGGCGAGCAAGATATATTGCGTAAAACTCGAGCCGTAACTGACACAGGCGGCAAAACAGTGGTGCTGGCCAATTTGCCTAACAATAAGATTGTGGACAATCGTTTCGATGACCTTGTTGATCAGAAAGTGAATTACTTACTGGCAAAACCGTTCGTCGTAGAAACAGACGACGAGGACATAAAAGACGTCTTTACACCGAGTGTACGGCGTAAGCTCAAGAGTGTAGGGAAAGACATGTTGACCGGTGGCGTTGGGTATCTGCATCCGTATATCGACGAATCAGGGGCATTGCAGTTTAAGCGTATGAAGCCTGAGCAGGTGTTACCGTTCTGGAGCGATGAAGAACGAGAACGCCTTGATGCCTTTGCTTATGTATACGAGATTGACGTGTATGAGGGAATTATGGACCGCAGAATGACCAAGGTTGAATTTTACGACCGTACGGGCGTTCAGTATTACGTGTATGAAAACGGCAGTCTTGCCGATGACCGAGACCGTGAAAGCACGGCGAATTTCGCCATTAATGATAAGCCGTACAACTGGGATAACGTACCGCTCATCGCCTTTCGCATGAATGAAGAAGAGCAGCCGTTAATTGCCAAAGTGAAGAGCTTGCAGGACGCACTTAATACGATGCTGTCGAATTATGCGGACAATATGCAAGAAGACATCCGCAGTACTATACTCATCATCAAGAACTACGACGGTACCGAGCTTGACAGTTTTCGGGCTAACCTAGCACAATACGGAGCAATTAAGGTCCGGACAGTCGACGGGGTAGAAGGTGGCGTGGAAGCTCTTCATATTGAGGTAAACGCAAGCAATTACGAGGTCATTATTAAGTTGCTCAAGAAGGCAATCATCGAGAATGGGCGAGGGTTCGATAGCAGAGATGATCGCATGAGTAACAACCCGAATCAGATGAACATAACGTCGATGTACTCAGACATTGACCTCGACGCAACCGAAATGGAAATGGGCATTCGTGAAGGACTCGACCGGATGTTGTGGTTTATCAATACCTATAGGGGCTTAAGCGGCAAAAAGGCTGTTGAGGATGTCGATTTTACGTTTAATCGTGATTTGCCGATGAACGAGGGTGATATTATTACGAATTGCCGCAACTCCGTAGGCGTTATCAGCAATGAAACTATTCTCACTAATCACCCGTGGGTTAAAGATGTAGCCGAAGAAATGAAGCAGTTAGAGGCCGAAAAGGCGACAAACGAACCCGATTATATAGGTGATGACCATGCCGAGTAATTACTGGGCGAAGCGGTACGAAGACGAATCCGAACGAGCCTTTTGGCTTGGTAAGATGACAAGTAAAAATCTACGTGAACAGGCCGATGTAATCATCAGGCGTATGGAAAAGAACGTAAACGACTGGTATCAGCGGTATGCCGATGAGAACGGCATAAGCCTTGCCGACGCTCGTAAGGAGTTAAATGCGAGGGAGTTAAAGGCCTTCAAGATGACGCTTGAAGAATATCGCCGACAGGCCGAGCAAGAGGAATTATCGGAAGAGCATCAAAAAATGCTAAAGCAGGCGTCTATACGTAAGCGGCTCGATCGTGAGCAGGAGTTATATATCAATACGGTTCACGAGCTTGAACGGTGGGCAAAGACTCAAGACACTGATATATCGGATCTACTGAATAAGGTATATGAAAGCTCGAATTATCGTACTGCACATCTTACGCAGACAATGAAGGGCGAATACAGTTCTTACGGACAAGTTGACCCGAATACGGTACAACGCATTATTCATTCTCCGTGGGCACCTGACGGCAAAGACTTCTCTGAACGCATATGGGACAACCGCAAGAAGTTGGCCAAGACAATGCAAAACGAATTTACACAGGCGATGATAATAGGCCAAGGCACGGCCGATATATCGAAGGCCATTGCGAAAAATATGAACGCGTCGTATAGCAATGCCAACAGACTGGTCGAAACGGAACTCGCACGGGTACATTCACAAGCGTTTATGGACTGCATGGCCGAACTTGACGTTGACGCTGTGGAGATATTGGCCACACTCGACAGCAAGACAAGCCCTATCTGTCGTCGTATGGACGGTAAAATCGTACAACGTAAGGATGCAAAACCCGGGATTACAATACCGCCGTTTCACTGTCATTGTAGAAGCACGACGGTTCCGTATTTAGGCGATGATCTTGCCGATATTGCCGGAAACGGAACAAGGGCCGCAAGGGATCCGAAGACGGGTAAAACGGTATTCGTTGAGGGTGAACTTGATTATGGTGAGTGGGAAAAGCGGTATATAAGCGAAGGTCGCATAGATGATAGGGGAAAAGACACGCCACCCAACGAGGGTAAAACCTCACAGGCGTATGTAAAGCAAATGGGAAGTTATGAGGCGGGGATTGAAAACGCATACCAAAAGGCCTTATCTCATGGTAAGAGAACCGGAACCGAGGGGTTATTTTGGAGAGATAAAAAAGGAGACGTGGCGTATCCTGATTTAAGCGGAGATAGTAGTTCGGTTGTGTTTCCTCCTGAATTGGTGCGATTTTTAGAGAAGCTCCCCGCAAAATCAGTGGATTGCGTTCATAATCATCCACGCAGCTCGTCCTTTTCGCCCGATGACTTGATCGTTATGTGTGATTTCGAGAGTATTGACAAGATGCTTGTGATTGGGCATAATGGAATCAAATACAAAGTATCCATAGGTGCTGGAGACCGCCCCTACCCAGCCGAAATTAAGGCGATATACGAACAAGTAAAATGGGAGTATAAAGGGTTCTACGAACGGATGACTGCGGCAGGGTTTAGCGAGCAAGCGATATGGCAAGCTATTAGTCATAAAATCACTACAAGGATGGCTGAAAAATACGGGTGGGAATATGAAAGAACAAAACCAAAAAAATAAAAAACAAGTAAAAGTAGCGATGTGGCCTGGAGAAATGCCTTGTCCCTACGGTAATACGAAAGAGTACCGTGAATGGGAAGAACGAAGCAAGACGTTTGAAAAGTATATTAATGAGATTCGCAAAGCTTAAAGCACCTATTTATGTAGGTGCTTTTTTGGTACACGGGAGGTGAATATAATGGAAAAAACGACCAAAAGCATATTCATCGATAACGGCACTTTATATGTCGTGCGCGGCGAGTCACGGTACAAGCTGGCCGATTGCAAGGCTCGTATCGAAGTGTGCAAGAGTGTATCCAAATTGCCGATGATTGGCGGCACAAAGGTCGACAGGCGGTATTTGACTGTGTTGGTCACGTTCGATAATCTGGCAAACACTATTGATGAACGGGTATCGTTGGTGCAGTTTAAGGGCGAGGCCTTGCGGCAAGACGGGTTTATCGAAGAACTGTTTTTCAATCGCTGCCTGTTGATGTCGGAATGGGATCCCGAAATGAAGGGTGAATGTAAATTCGAGGTGCAATGCACAACCGAGGAAGCCCGAAAGTTAATAAACGAGTTTTAATTCAATATTTATTTCAGCACTCACAATCGTGGGTGCTTTTTTCATGCCTTTTTAGTATTGCAGGCGAAAAAGAACAAGACCGTAACGAGTGGTGTAGCACTCGAAAATAAAGCGTAACAGGAAGGAGTCATAATGATGACAAAAGAAGAATTAAAGGCGTTAGGCGTAACGGACGAAGCTGCGGATAAGATTGTGGAAGATTACGGGAAGAATTACGTATCGAAAGCACAATTCAACGCAACGAACGAAGAGAAGAAGGCAGCCAAAACGGAATTGGCACAAATCAAAACGGAACTGGACGGCTTAAAAGAGAAAGCCAAAGGCAACGAGGATTTGAGTCAGCAAATTGAGGACCTCAAAAAGCAAAGCGAAGCCCGTGAAAAAGAGTATGCACAAAAAGTCAAGAACATGGAAATCGACGGGATTGTCGACCGTGCTTTATTAACGGCCAAGGCCAAGAGCGTAAAAGCCGTGCGTGCCTTGCTCGACCTTAATGGTGCCGAGGTCGAAGACGGGAAAATTAAGGGCCTCGATAAGCAGATTGAGAAGCTCGTAACGGAGGCCGGGTATCTCTTCGGCGACGATAAGCCGAACGTCAAAGGGGCAACGCCTGGAAACCCTGGCGGTAACAAGCCGAACGGAGGCGTAACGCAAGAACAATTCAACAAAATGTCGTATGGTGAACGAGTCAAGTTATATAACGAGGACAAGGAACTGTACGACCAGTTAACGAACGGAGGAGAATAACAACATGCCTACAAGTGCAAACGCAACAAAATTAGCAAACCTTGTCAATCCCGAGGTTATGGGGGATATGATTGCGGCAGGTTTACCGAAAGCAATCAAATTTACGCAAATTTGTAAAATCGACAACACTCTTGAAGGTCGTCCCGGTAGCACTATCACGATTCCGGCGTTTAAGTACATCGGCGACGCACAGGACGTTGCCGAAGGTGCTGCAATCGACGTATCTAAGCTCGAAGCAAGCACGGCACAGGTATCTGTAAAGAAAGTCGGTAAAGCGGCAGAAATTACAGACGAAGCGGCTTTGTCCGGATACGGCGACCCGGTCGGCGAAACACAGCGTCAGCTGTTGATGTCAATCGCAAGCAAGGTCGACGAAGATATTGTAACGGCGTTGGGAACGACAACGCTTACAGTTACGGATACGAACGAAATCTCGTATGACGGAATCGTAAACGGGGTAGATAAATTCGCAGAAGAAAGCGACGTATCCAAGGTGCTGTTCATTCATCCCGAACAGCTGTCGAAAATCCGCAAGGACCCGGCTTTCATTGACAAGACAAAATACGGCGGTGATTTGATGATGACCGGAGCAATCGGATCTATTTGCGGTTGCGAAGTGGTTGTATCTCGTCGTGTACCGAAAGCCGGCGGCAACTTCACCAATTTTATGGTTCAGATGAGTGCGGCAGCAACAGACGGACAGCCCGTAATGCCGGCCGTAACGATTTACGTTAAAAAAGCCGCAGACGTTGAAACGGACCGTGATATTTTAGCAAAAACAACGGTTATTTCGGCGGCAGAACATTACGCAGTAGGCTTAACGAATCCGGCTAAAGTCTTAAAGATGACGTTCAAAGCCGTATAACAAGGAGGGTTATCAATGGGTATGCTTATTAGGCGGCACCGAGAAGCGGCCGCAGATATAGACATGGAGCAGTCGGAAGTGATGAACACCGAGAGCGTGGACGTTCAGGCGGAAGAGCCTTTGACGGAAGAAGTGCAGGCCGATGAAGATGCACAAGCCACTCAAGTGAAGACGACAAAAAAAGCAAACCAAAAGAAGGCCCAGGCCGATGAATAAGTACACGGAAAAGGTTATCACGCTTGCCGAAGACTTGACCGGATGCCCGGATGTCGCCGCCTTTGAAACCTCGATTGATTTTATTTCCGAGGTTGTCGAACGGAGCATACTCAACGATATAAATCAGGCAGAGGTTCCCGTCGGGCTTGAGCGAGTCGTCATATATCGAACACTTGGAGAGCTGATCAAAATACAGGGGAAAAATATTCTTGGGGATGTCGATGATATGGCGAAATCAATCGAAATTGGCGATACGAAAATCGAGTTTAACGGCGAGCCTTTGTCCGTGCGTCTGACTACATTAGCAGATGCATTAATGAATTACGGCAAGGGGGAATTGGCGTGTTACCGACGGCTGAAATGGTAAGACGAGCAAGGCAACAGCTTGAAAAAATGTACGAGATGAGTGCGTTCGTGTATGCCGACGTGAGCAAGCAAGATGAAGACACGGGCATCGTTACGTCTAAGCCGAAGAACACGGGTATATACCCTTGCCGTATATCGTACAAGACAAGCACGACCGGAACGGGTGAAGGGGTAGCATCCTTCACTCAGTCTATCGTGCTGTTCACATATCCGGATGCGAAGATTCCGAAGGGGTCACGCATCGCTGTATCGCACAACGAAGGGGTGACCTGGTACAAGGCGGCATCTACTCCGGCACAATACGATACGCATCAGGAAATTCAACTCGAACTACTGGAGAAACGATAATGGCGAACGTCGAGTTTGATATTCGAGAATTTGAATCTTTTTGCAATAAGGTTCTGGAACTGGACGGCAAGGCCGATACGACACGAGTATTAGAAGCCGGCACGAATCAGTTAGCGGCCTTATATGTAAGGGAAGCAAAAAAACGAACGCCTGTCGGCAAGCGAGGGTCCGTCAAAGCCTTTATGGGTAGAGATAAAAACGGCAAGGCGATATATCTAACGTACCACTACAATACACAACAAACACGGAATGCGTGGCGTGTGAACTCAGCGAAAGTCGTAGGAACGACGGCATTTGCAAGGGTGTATAACTTATCTAAATATGCATCGTTTTTGAATGACGGACATCGTCAAGAAGTGGGCCGGTATGTTCCGATGTTAGGCACTCCGATTGGCGGCGTGGTACACGGGGCAAGACTCAAAAAGCCCTGGGTCGAGGGGCTACACATGACCGATGCGGCCGAAAGTGTCGTGGATAGGAACGCCGGGAGGATTCTCGATAGGGTTGTCAGGGGGTATTTGCGTGAACTCAATAAGTAGTATTATTACGGGCATTGCGACGGCCGTACACAAAGAAACAGGACGACCGGTATACCTCGAATTCAAGGAGAACGGGGCAGAATTCCCGTGCTTTTATATCAGCCTGGTGAATTCTACCGAAAATTTGCATGTTTCCGGCCTGTACGAACGGACGAACGACTTCGAGATACTCTACTTTCTTAACGAAGAGGACCTACCCGAGGACGTGCGAGGAGAACTTCACGACGTGGGCGAACGACTGTATTCAGCCTTAGAGTACATAACGGTCGACGGCCAACTGATGAGAAGCAAAAAGCGTTCGTATAAGGTAACGGACGGCGTGATGCATTTCTCATTAACCATGGAAGAGATACGACGTAAATCATGGAACCGACAAGAAGCGATGCATCAAATCGGAATCACGGAAGGAGTAAAGAATGGAAACAGCGACCAATAAAAACACAGAAGTCGCCGTAAAGGAAGAGCCGAAGAGCATCGTCGAACGGTTCGATAAGGTGACTATATTACAATCTGACCGATTTAAGCGGTATCGAGATATTCTTGATACTGTATTGAATTCCGGTCAGTTATACGGAGCGGACGAAGTGGACAAGGTGTTAAGCGATGCACTTACACACCGGGTGCAAAAGTCCGTAAATGAATAAGGAGGGAACAGCGTAATGGCATTAGGCGGCGGAACGTTCTTGTTCCATAATAAAGTTTTACCGGGCACATATATTAATTTCGTATCGAAAGTACGAGCATCGGCAGAAGTATCCGACCGAGGGTTCGGGGCAATGATGCTTGAATTAGATTACGGCCCGTCGGGTACTGTATTCAGAGTCGATGCGGATGAATTCCAAAAGAACTGCATGCAGTATTTCGGATATGATTACACGCATCCGAAGATGAAAGGACTTAGAGACCTGTTTACAGGCCTCAAAACGGGGTATTTCTATCGTCTTAATAGTGACGGTGCTGTCGCATCTTGCACGCTTGCCAAGGCGAAATATGCGGGTATTAGAGGCAATGCACTGGGGGTTTCGGTACAGTCAGATCCGGACAATTCCGGAGCTTTTATCGTCACAACGTACATGACGACCGATAATAATCGTCAGGCAGTGGCGAAACAGTCGGGCGTAAAGACGGCTGCGGACCTCGTCGACAATGAGTATTTGAAATTCGAGAAGGCGGCTACATTGGCGGCTACTGCGTACACGGCCCTTACAGGCGGTACGAACGGGGCAGCCGTTACGACACAGAACTATCAGGACGGCCTGGAAATGCTTGAACCGTATTATTTCAATGTGCTTGGGTATGCCGGTTCGGATGACGCTATCAAGGGCCTTTTAATCAACTTCACTCATCGTTGCAGAGTACAGACGGGTGCGAAATTTCAGTTGGTTATCCACGGCAAACAGGGCGTTAATGACGAAGGCGTTATATCGGTACTCAATGACGTTACAGACAGCGGAGCGGAAAAAGGCAGTGCCGTATACTGGGTAACCGGTCAAGAAGCGTCGTGTGCAATTAATGAAACGGTCGGCAACCGTAAGTATACAGGCGAGTACACGATTAACACGAAGTACAAGCAGTTTGAGTTGGAACAGGCGATTAAGAACGGCATGTTTATGTTCCATTCCGTAACGGATTCTGTAGGCGGTAACGTCACGGGTGAAGTCCGAGTATTAAAGGACATTAACACGTTTACGGAATTTACGAAAGAAAAGAGCCGTGATTTTTCACTTAACCAGGTTATCCGTGTACTTGATAACTGGGCTATCGATGCGGCACGCTTATTCAATAAGACGTATCTCGACAAGGTACAGAACGATGAAGACGGCCGCAAAGCGTTGTGGGCTGACTTGGTTTATTTAGCCGAAGAATATCAGCGTGTGCGTGCGATTCAGAATTTCGACGATAAAGATATTCCCATTCCGTCGCAAGGCGATAACAAGGAAGATGTTTTAGTCGACGTTCAATTACAGCCGACGGTTTCCATGGAAAAACTGTACATGACCGTCGTCGTAGCGTAAAGGAGGGAACACAATGCCGGATGCAATCAGAACAATGGAAGCGGCCGACGTAATCAGTGCCAAATTGGCCAACTGCTATATAATCGTTGGCAGCACTCGTAAATTGTTATTCCAGGCCAAAGATTTAAAAGCCACTGTAAAAAAGAACAAAAAGCAAGTGGCAATCCTGGGCCGGATGATGAAGGGCAACAAATCTACGTCGCTTGAAGGAAGCGGCAAGCTGACGATTTACAAGAACACGTCGATTTTCGACGATATGATTGAAAACATGATGAAGAGCGGCACGGATACGTATTTCGATATGCAAGTAACGAACGAAGACCCGACCAGTCACGCCGGGTCACAAACGGTTATCTTGAAGGGATGCAATATCGACGAAGGTACCGTCGCTAACTTCAACGCAGACGGAGAATGGCTCGAAGATGAAATCAATTTCACGTTCGAGGACGTAAAATGGGCCACGAAGTTTAAAGAATTAGACGGAATGAAGGCGTAGGGCCTTCATTCCTTTTCTTTTTATATGTAAGTGAAAGGAGCAAAAAGAATGGCAGAAAATTTCAGTGCGTTTTTGAAAGAAAACGTAAAAATCGAAAGCGAAGTCGGGTATGTAGCATCCGACCGATTCAAGGACGAAAACGGCAAGCCGATTGAGTGGAAAATCAAAGTGCTGACGACTAAAGAACTCGATAGAATCCGTGACCGTCACACTAAAAAGGTACTTGTACCGGGTACCCGTGAATATAAAGAACGATTCGATAACGAAGGGTTTAATTCGGATCTGATTACCGAAACTATCGTATATCCGACTCTCGACGAAGTAGAATTACAAAATTCATGGGGAGCTAATGACCCGGGCGAACTGTTGAAAGTCATGTTATTACCCGGCGAATATGCAGATTTGGCCAGTGCCGTATCCGAGGCACAAGGATTTAAAGTCGGCCTCGACGACAAAATCAAAGAAGTAAAAAACTGATAAAGACGGACGACCCGGAAACCTCGTTTGCCTACTTGGCCTTTGTGAAGTACGGCATCAGGCCGAGGGCGTTCGTCAGCATGGATGAAAACGAAAAAGCCGCCGTAATCGCCTTTATGAATTATCACGTACAGGCTGAGAAAGCGGAAATGGCTAAAATCGGGAAGGGGTAGCACATGGCAACCATTAACAACTATATAAAGCTGTCGACGAACATTCCCGACGCAATGGACAGGGCGGCACAGGCTACCCGGAAAGCATCAAACGGTATGAACAATCTAAGCGACCGTATGAAGAAGGTTGCGAGCGGTTCAACGGCTATGAGTGAACGCATGGGCGGTGCGTTTCAAATGATGGTTGGTAGTTTAGCAGCCAGTGCGGTAACGACTGCATTATCCACCATACAGAACGGCATTTCGTCGCTCATGGGAACGGCCGAAGAATACGCCGGGATACAGGCCCGTATGAATTTGGTTACGGGTAGTCAGCAGAACGCTATCATTTTGAATGAACGCATTTATCAGTCGGCACAAAAAGCTAGGGGCGGTTATTTGGATATGGCTAACGCCGTATCACAATTAGCTATGTCGGCCCATGATGCCTTTCCCGACCCGAGAGAAGCGGTCGACTTTATGGAAGGCGTTCAAAAGCTGTTTGTTATCGGCGGCAGTAGCAAGGAGGCCCAAAAGAACGCCATGTTACAGTTAACGCAAGGCATGGCATCCGGGCAGTTGCAGGGCGATGAATTCCGAAGCATTGCCGAAAACGCACCACTTATCGAGAACATAATCGCCAAAACCATGGGTGTATCTCGTGGAGAGCTTAAACAGTTAGCCGCCGAGGGTAAAGTTACCGCCGAGGTTATTAAGAAGGCTATCGGCGAGAATATGGAAGAAATCAACGCACAATTCGAAACGATGCCGAAGCGTTGGGGCGACCACTTTACAATGATACAGAACAGGGCGTTAAAAGCGTTCACGCCTGTATTTGAAGGCATTTCACAATTAGCGAATAGTGATGCTGTTCGGCAAGCCGTGGAAGGAATAGCCGAGGCATTAGAGGCGTTAGCACCCGTATTTTGGATTATCGTTCGTGGCGTTGATGCGGCTATCAATACGATTGTATGGGCCTTTAGTGGCATGGCCAACTTCGTGCGTAATCATATGGTTGCGTTGAAGATTGCGGCCGTGGTACTAGCCGGAGCGATTACGGCGTTAGTGATTCCGCTTGCATCGAGTGCGTTCGCCATGGGGGCGGCGGCTGCGGCAACAATAGCTAAGACAATTGCGGACTTTGCGGAAACGGCGGCAATCCGTGCGTTGACTGTCGCCCAAGACGGGTTGAACGTGGCCCTTGCAGAGTGCCCGATAACCTGGATTATTGCCGGTATCGTGGCCATTGTAGCGTTGGTGTTCTTGGCCGTTGACGTATTCAATTATTTTGCGGATACGTCCATATCCGTTACGGGCCTTGTTGGAGGCTTGTTCGGAATTTTGGGCGGCGTGATATACAACACGGTTGTATTCGTGTGGAATATTTTTGCGGCCTTGGCGAATTTCTTCGCGAACGTATTTCGTGACCCGTTGGCGGCTGTTGCCAATTTGTTCATTGATATATGGAACGGCATCGTCGGCTACGTAAAGGCAGCCGTAAACGCCATTATTGACCTTATCGGGAATATTCCCGGTATAAAGTCCGTTATTGGCGGTGCGATTGACCATATCGGCGAAAACGTGTTACAGGCCGAACATTTCGCTGTTTCCGGCGGCGAGGTAACCGTCGCACAGAAAATGGAATACGGGAACATTTCGGAATTCGCTCAAACCGGGTACGAAATTGGCGACGGGATTGGCGACCGCATCGGAGATATGCTAAAAACACCCGACATTTCTAATCCTGGCGAATATGATGCGTCGAAGATTGAAAGCGGTGCCGGTAAGGACGGAGCGGCCGGAGGAAGTGGCGGTAAAGAAGCGGCGAAAAACGCTAAACAAACGGCTGATAACACGAAGCGAATCGCCGATAAAGTCGACATGACGGAAACGGAAATTAAAGAGCTGCGAGATGCAGCCGTCCGTTCCGCATTAAGCAAGTTTACGAAACAAAACACGGTCGTAAATATCAGCAACGACGTAACGATTAATAACGATACCGATATGGACGGATTCGTATCGGATCTTCGGAAGGGTATCGAACAGGCCGTGAACGGACAAAGACAGGGGGTCGGTATCTAGTGTATTACATGTACCTTGACAGAATGGAGATACCGATACCGCCGGCCGAAATGACGACGACTATCGCCGGCAAGAACGAAACGATAGACCTTATCGGCAAGGGCGAAGTCAATATCATTAAGCCGCCTGGACTTACGGAAGTCAGCTTTAAATTCATGTTGCCTAATAGTAAGTACCCGTTCAATCAGTCGATGCTGTTTAAGGGCCGTAAGGCGAAATACTACCTTGATGAATTGGAAAAGTTGAAGAAGAAAGGCGTTATACAGTTCATTGTGGTTCGTATGAGCCCGAAAGGCTCGATGCTCGGCATGAACAACATGAAATGTACCCTCGAGGACTGGACACTCGAAGATTCGGCTGACGAAGGGTTCGACATGTATGCAAATATAAAATTAAAGAAATGGAAGGACTGGGGAGCGAAACGAATCGAGGTCACGACGGACGAAAACGGAAAGGTTACGGGAACGGTACAAGGCGATAGGCCGACAACGGGCAAGGAAGTACCGAAGTCCGTAAAGAGTGGGTTCGGGGCAACACTTCAACAGGTTGTACGGACTCAACTCGGCAATCCGGATAACCTATTCGCCATTGCAGCTTTGAATAAAATCGCTGTTCCGGCCCTTCTAACTTACGGACAGTTGGTTAAATTGAAAGACGAATCACTCGCCGAGAAGGTACAGAATGGGGGTCGGATGACGTAATGGCAGACGAACAGAAAAAGGAAGAGCCGAAAAAGTCGGGCCGGGTACTCACCAAGTACCCGATGCCCGTACCCTTAGAGTATCAATGCGTCATTACGAATAAAGACAAGACGTTTTTATGTGACGTACTGGACGATGTTCAACTGACCAGGGGCATTGATTGCGAGCCGTCGAAACTCACGCTGAAAATCCCGAAAGATAACATACTGGACTTCACGGAAGGTAATCATATCGAGTTCAAAGTAAACGGCGAATTGGTGTTCGTGGGAACGGTATTCGAGAAGAGCCGAGACAAGTCGGCGATTATCTCCGTTACGGCCTACGACCAATTACGGTACTTAAAGAACAAGGATTGTTACGTATATGGCGATATTACCGCTACGGACCTCATCAAGAACATTGCCGAGGACTTCGGATTAAAGGTCGGGGAAATCGACAACACGGTTTATAAATTCCCGGCCAAACCGCAACGCATCGAAAAGGACAAGACCCTCGCCGATATTATCCAACGGGCCTTGGACCTCACGACCATACAGACCCAAAAATATTACCAACTGTACGACGACGGCGGTCAGCTGATGCTGAAATCGGTCACGGAGGGAATGAAGACCGATATATATATCGACGATGACTGCATGACGGATGTCGATTACAAGACTTCTATCGACAAGGACACATACGACATGATAAAGGTTTATCGTACTGTTCCCGACGGCGAACGGAAAGTCTTAAAGAATACATACGTCGAAATGGACAAGGAACACATCGAGGAATGGGGCCGCCTTCAATGCGTATTGGTTCCCGATGCAAAAGATGTAGATGCCGTTAAACGTGCGGCGAACATGCTAAAGCTAAAGAACAGAAAGACCCGAGATATACGACTAAAAGGCGTTATCGGGGATATTCGGATCCGTGGCGGTTCGCTGTTGTATATCAACAAGAACTTCGGCGACGTAAATATCAATCAGTACATGATGGTTGAGTCGGTTACACACACGTTCAAGACCGGGGTGCATTTAATGGACCTTGATTTATTCGTGACTTACGAAGAAGAACGCAAGACGGAAGTCACGAAGAACGAAGATGCGGAAGCCGTGAAGAAGATACAGGCGGCACAGAAGAAGTCGGAGGCACGGCATATGGGTATCGGCGGTATGGCCACGGGAAGCGGTACAGCAGCACAGGTTGATACAGCATTTTCTATGAACGACGGCAGAGTCAGTCCGTATGGTTCTGTAGGGTGTGCGGATACGGTGTGTGCAGCCGGGTCGTGGTATAACAAAGACCTTGCGGATGAATACAACAAAGGTACCGCATCCGTACCGACCCTTCGAGGAAATTTGGAAGCGAAGGGATACGTTACAGAGTCGTTCAACGGGTACGCAAACAAAGGCGACTTATTGATATACGGCGACGATGACCATGTCGTTATTGCAGACGGTGCGGGCGGTTGCTTTGGTAACTCGTCGAGTAAAGGATACGCTATGCATTACGGCGATGCCGCTTACGCCTGGGGCAACGGTGAGTTGCCGTCGAAGGTTATACGAATGGGGGCGACGTAAATGCATAACGATTACAATCGTATTGTAGATGCGATGAAAGGCATCGTCGTTAATACGCTTTCCGACCTTGATATGTCAGACATTCTCGTCGGAGAAGTTACAGGCGTGGACCCGTTAGCGATTACCGTCGACCAAAAAATTACAATTCCGGAATCGAATATATTACTGACGAAGAACACATGCGAACATACAATAGAGATGAGCGTTGACCATATCACGGAAGATGCAAGCGGAGGCAGTGGCGATGCCGCTTACGCTCCGCATCATCACGGGTATGTAGGACGCAAAAAATTCTTGGTTCATAACGGCCTTGTCCTTGGCGACAAGGTCATTTTATTACGTGAAAGTGGCGGCCAAAGGTATATTGCCCTTGACCGTTGGTACAATCCCGACAGGGGGTGCACAACGAAATAGCGAACGAATTATTACCGACTTCGGCAACGCAAGGTTCGCCGGAGATTATACAGACCCGTCAGCCTTCGTATACGTACAATATTGAGTTTGAGGCCGACGGGCAAATAAACGGGTTTACAGACGGATTAAAAGCCATGAAGTTAGCCGTATTCAAGATATTAAGTACAGAGCGATACCGGTATCCGATTTACTCGTGGAATTACGGCATCGAGTTGGAAGACTTATTCGGACAACCGATACCGTATGTTTACGCCGAGTTGCAACGTCGCATCACGGAAGCACTTGAAGCCGACGACAGAATCATATCAGTTACGGGATTCGAGTTTAGCCATGACGACGGAGATGTATTTGCGAGGTTCGACGTGGAAACGATATTCGGAACGCTCGAGAATATCACAAAGGGGGTGAGCGTTTAAATGTACGAAAACATGACCTTCGACAAAATCGAAAAAAGAATGTTAGCCCGAGTCAGATCTACTTTCGATAAACGAGAGGGGTCGATTATTTACGATGCGACAGCACCGGCCGCCCTGGAGTTGGCCGAGGCGTATATTATGGCCAGGGTTATACTCCGACAGACGTTCGCCACGACAGCGGACAGGGAGTTTTTAACGCTCCGAGCGGCCGAGTTTAACATTTATCCGGAAGCGGCTACGCCGGCCAAGGTGCTTGGTCAATTCGATATTCCGGTGCCGCTATATACCCGGTTCAACTCCGGTAATTATAACTTTATCGTAACGGAGCTTGTCGATGACAACGACCATACATATAAGATGAAATGTGAACAGCTTGGCCGAGGCGGCAATACAACAATCGGAGATATTACGCCGATTATTCCCGTTAACGGCCTAACGAGTGCCAAAATCGTAAAAGTCATTACGCCTGGCGAAGATGAAGAAGATACGGAAACGTTCAGGGAACGGTATTTCGAGGCCTTGAAGTCAAAAGCCTACGGAGGAAACGGAGCGGACTATAAAGAAAAAACGCTTGCAATCCCTGGCGTTGGCGGCGTGAAGGTGTTCCGCTGTTGGAATGGCGGCGGTACGGTTAAACTCGTGATTATTAATACCGAGTACGAAGTGCCCGACGAGGGGCTCGTTAAGGAAGTTCAAGAAGTCATGGACCCGACTCCGCAAGGAAAGGGGTACGGACTTGCTCCGATTGGTCACACGGTCACGGTCAAGGCGGTGACGGCAACGCCCATTCCGGTATCCGCATCCGTAATACTCGGAAAAGGGGTCAGCATTGAAGATGTAAAGCCCGTGGCAGAAAAGGCCATTAAAGAGTATTTCGCTAAAGAGCGGGCCGCCTGGGGCAAGAAGTCCGACACGGAGGGAACGACCGTCAGACCGGCTTATATTCTGATGTCGTTATTGAACATTCCCGGAGTTGTCGACGTAACAAGCGTTAGGGTCAGAGGCCTGGAAGAGAATACGGGCGTGGGTGCAGAAGCTGTCCCGGTACTTGGCACGCTTGAACTCACGAAAGTGGGTGCATAGCGTGAATTTGGAACGTGATATTGATATATCAAGATACCTTACACCGGTAAGTCGTGACAGCCTCGACGTTCAGGAAATTATGCGAATTGAAAATCCCGAATTCAGGGCGTTGTGGGATGCGATGTGCGACATTCTTATTAACCAGTACATAAGCACGGCCACGGGGTACGGCCTGGAGCAATGGGAAGCGATTTTCGACGTTCTACCCGGAGTCAATGATACGGTCGAAGTACGGCGTGACCGCATCATGACACTACTCGGAGGAAGTAGACCGTATACGCTTAAAAAGCTGCAAGAACTCTTGGACGACCAATTCGGCATCGGGAATGTGTTACCCGAAATTAACGGCGACAAATATGAAATATGGTTTACGTTATCGAGAGATGTGACCAATCGAGTACAAGAGCTATACGACTGGGCCGAACCGATTATCCCGAAAAATTTAATCATGAAGTCACAAAGCGAACAATCGAGTACGGAAACGATTTACTTCGGCGGTCGTATTGTGGCTGAAAGCGTGAACGAGGATATATCGATTAACCGAATGAGCGAAATCCGGGAACGGGTTTATTACGGCGGCCGCTTGGCACTTGAAACCGTATAAGGGATAGAAGGGAGCGAAAAATATGTGGAGCGAAGCAAAACTGACCAATGCCGGGAAAAAGATTCACGCCGAGTTATTGGCCAACAAAATGAAGCTGAAAATCGAGGAAATATGGTTCGGCGACGGGGCTGTCAGTGATGTTGAACAGGCAACAGACCTGGGCCATAAGAAGATAAAGGCCGATATTATCAGCGTTATTCAAGACGGAGTCGATTGCAAGGTGCGGTTTAGAGTATCGAACCGAGGTACTCAAGATGCGATTACGCTGCGTGAAATTGGCTTTTATGTACGAAATGCCGATGCACAGTTGGTACTGTTTTCGGCCATGACAGACGACACGCCGGCGACATTACCGGTTATGGGGGCTAACGGCGAAACACGTCACACGCTTACAGTGGCGTTCGGCTATTCTAATGCCGAAAATGTAACCGTCGACGGCACAGTTACTGAAGGATTATCGGCCGACGAAGTGCGACAGGAAATAAAAACGCACGACGAAGCCACGGCCGCACACAAGAAACAATTCGATAAAAAGGCTGACAAGGCCGATTTTATGGCGTTCAAATCAAATGTTATTGATATTGTAGGCGGCCACAACATGCCGTTAGTTATAAAGTCAATTATCGACTGGGAACACATGAAAAGCCTTAATAACGGGGTCGACGTGCGGACAGTGAATAACGCCAATACGGGAATCACGGCATACAGCGGTGATGCAGTTAATTATGATTTCCATCGTGGCGACATTTACTTGTCTGAAGACTTTACAACGTTCGATACTATTTTGGTTATTGGTTCGTATGATGAAGGACACGAAAAATATATTGTAGAACACAAGGTTTATGCACTGGATTATGTAATGAATACGCCCGGCCCTGTCGTGCTAATATCTGAAGATAATCGTTTTTGGCGTATCAATTCAAAAGTACGAACGTCAGACATGGGTTCGTCTGGGGTTCCGTCAACCAACACAATGTTTGCAATCAGTATTCAAAACTCGTCTATCGTTGACATTATCGGCATTAAATACGAAAGGGTATAGCGATGATACATTTCGACGACGAATTACATATCGGGTCGGACTGGGCGAGGAATTACGTTATCCCGAACGAGAACGGCGACTATTCAGCCGCTAGTGTTGTAATGAAGGTCCGAGCGATGAACGGGGTTCTAATTATGCAAGGCGACTGCCGAATGAACGGGAACACGGCCGAGGTTCGGATCCCGTCATCGGTAAGTCTTCAAGCGAATCCGAAAGTCATGCACGCAAAGTACGATGTATTTATTCATACGCCCGAATGGACGTACAAAATCGTCATGGGAAAAATGACGATAATAAGAGATGTTTCGATGCATTAATCCGCATCACCGAAGAGGGGGAAACCGAAATGGAAGAAAAACAAAAAGTAGAACTCACATTACCGAATCCGCTGAACATTGCCGTACAAGTCCCGGGATTACCGGGTAAGGACGGCAAAAGTGCGTATGAAGTAGCTGTCGAACAGGGCTTTGTCGGCACGGTCGATGAATGGCTCGAAAGTCTTCACGGGCAGAACGGCAGTAACTCCGAGCCGGTCAGTATGAACTTCCCGACTGTGTATCAGATGATGAAAGCTAGAGCAATGAAGGTCGACAGCGACGGCCTCGAGGACCTTCTCAAAGCGTTGTTACGTGAAGTTATTCCCGACGGTCGATATACGTCGTATCTTGCAGAATTCAAGCTCGTTGACGGTACGTCGGTGGCCGTCGGCGACACGGTCGTACACGTGGAAGGACAGCCCGGATTTTACGTTGTCGATACGACGGGCAATCGTCAGATGATACCCGACAGCGGCCGCCTCGACTTTGCATTATCTTCTCCGTTCGACGGTAACGAGAAGATTCTCACCATGGAGTATCCGAACAGTAACGAAGGTACGGCCGCTTCGCTCACAATCCCGGCAGTACAGACTGGGGGAAGCGAAGAAGAGTTGTTCAATGAGAACGGCGTGAAGATATATAAGCGTTCCGACGGACAGGCGGTTATCGAATTCCCGGCATACGCCATGTTTGACACGATATATAGCAATCCGAATCTTGACTCACTTCACTTCGACAGCCTTGAGCTTAACGAACTTTCGAGTGGCGATGACATTACAATTACAGGCATGATGCTACTTGCGAAGTTAACGACAAAAGTGTATTTCCCGAGAGATAAGGAAATGCCTAGACACGTTACACTGCCTAGTCAGTCCGAGCGGCTCAACCTCGAATTCAGGCGAAAGGGCCGAGCAGAAGGGTACGTCGATGACGTGTTCAGTTGGGCGAATATCGACTGCGATGGCTCGACGTGGGATAACGGCGTAGGGGTCAGCTATGTTAAGCGAGACATACTGTAAGGAGGTTGCCGATGTGGACATGGAGTTTTGAGCTCGCCGACGTTTTGACGACGCTCACAATCATGAGTACGCTTGGCGGTATGGCTTACTACTTGATTATACGGCCGTTCTTGCAACGGCTCGAAGAAGACCGAATCAACGACCGCACATTCTTCTCGTCTAAGTACGATACGCTAATTGAAACCTTGCGAGAATTGAAAGAGGAAATCAAGCTATCTCGGCAAGACCGTATACAACAGGCACAACGACACCTACAGCTTGTCGGACGGGTTGAAGTGTTGGAGTCACGGGTCGATGACTTGCGGAACGAATTGCACGGAGAGAAGCGATGAAAGAGAAAGTTATTCAATCACTCAAGAAGGCGTTCCAGTCAGCGAGAATTGCAAGAATCAGCCCGACGGGGATTATTGCGACTCGGTTCCTCGTATCGATTATGATTACTCCGATTGTGCTACTGTCGATTACGTATCTGTTGTCGTTCTTACAGGGGTACGTAAGTGAAGAACACGGGCGACTGATTGCGGTAGGCTCGGGCATCGTGGACCACGTGTTCACGCCGCCCGTGCTTGTTGCCTTCTCGGGATTCCTGGCATTGTTTGTCGACCGAAACAGGAACGGCATACCCGACAGACTGGAAGAATCACAGCGGCCGCAAGTGCCGACGAACGAAAGAGGTGAAGGGAAAAAATGAAATACGGTATAGACGTATCGACGTGGCAGGAAGGCTTGGACTTTGAGCGAGCGAGAATCCTCGGTTATGACTTCTGCATTTGCCGAATAGGCTACACAGGAAGCGGTTACAATCTTGATGACCTGTTCGTACAGAACATAAACGAAGCGAAGGCCAACGGCATGGAACTCGGCGTATATTATTACTCGACAGCCACGACCATAGCAGAAGCCGAAGCGGAAGCGGACTGGTTACTGTCGACCATGGATACATATCTCGACGGGGTAGACCTGTCGGCGGGGATATGGCTCGACGTTGAAACCGAAGCACAAAGGAAGCTCGGAGCGGATGAACTGACGGCGGTCGTCATGGCGTGGGTTAACCGCATGAATGCCGCAGGCAAGTACGTCGGACTGTACGGCAGTTACGATATGTTCATGAATGGTATAAATATCGACAGCCTTCCGAATTACGTGCCGCTGTGGGTTGCACAGTATTCAAGCCGAAACGACTTGCAACTCGACAAACCGAATTCGAACATAAAGATATGGCAATATTCGGAATCCGGGAACGTCGACGGCGTGAATGTCGACGAAAATGTTATGTATGAGTAAGTGAAGGCGGTGAATTGATGAGTTTTCCGACACTTAACGACGAAAAAACGGGCAAATGGCTGAAACTAGGCTTATTTTGCGTTCTAACGCTTTTTTGCTTATTCGGCATATACTTTGCTGTAAGTCACGTGAAACAGCCGTCAGACGAGCCTGTGCGAATGCAATTTTCGGACACGGAAGATAAAAATGCGGTAAAGAAGGATTTACACGTTTCCGACCGTGAAGCAGCTGAAATCGTAACGAAAATTGAACGCATTCACGACGGTAAGACTGCTCCGAACGTGTCATACTATGTAACCGCTCCGAATTTGAATGCAGCCGCCGATAGAACGGAGCAGGCTATACGGAAGAACGATAGGCAGATCCCGTTAGCGGCCAGAGCAAAATCGGATAGAACGGTCGTCACTGTTGATGATGAGCGGCAGAAGGTTGACGTATACAAGATTAACTTGAGGAACAACCATAAAATCAAGGCAGGCGGTACTTACATCGACGGCAAGCCGTATTTATCAATTGGCTACCAAGCCGGACGGATTGAAGGAATCGTACACACCGACGGAACGGGCGTTTGTGGCGGTACTGTACTGTACACAATTAAAGAATGGTAACACAAAAAGGCCTCCGAATAATCGGGGGCCTTATTTTTTGTTTACATGCTCTAGGCGCAAGAAGTTAATATGTCTATGCAAAATGGAAATAGGAATACATTAGAAAAAGACTATGCAAAATCAAATATATTTGATATAATAAAGATGTAGAGAGGAGGTGAGAAAAATTGATGGGTATGAAATAGCCGTAAAGCTAATAAGCCTTGCAGAAAAAGTAATTAGCTTCGCAACAGCTTACTTAATCTACAAGGCCACAAGAAAGTAAAAGCTTGGCGGGTGAAAGCCCCGCCACCTTCTTAAATTGTATTGTAGCGTAGAGAGGTGGATTATGCAACAATTAATGTGGATAATCGACATTTTGACCGTTGTATTCTGGCTGTTAGCGGCAAAGAATTTAGTGGAACGGGCAAGAAAGAAGTAATACTTCTAGATATATAGAGGGATTGGGCGAAAGGAGAAAGCAATGGAAAGCAACAAACGAGGCGGCAGGCGTGAAGGCTCAGGGCGACCTCCTGTAAGAGGAGAGAAGGGAAAAACCCGAGCAATCCGAATGACTGACGCAGACTGGGCGTTGGTTAGAGCAAGCGCAGAGGCTCAGGGCTTGAGTATTCCGTTATATCTTATAAGCCTTGTTGAGGCGGCAAATAAGAAATAAGAAGGTGATTAAAACGAAAAAGAAAATACAGACCGCGAAGTTCATTAACTTTCGCCCCGAACGGCCGCTAGAAGTCGCACTCAATATCTTATATGGGACGGATGAAATCGAATATGTAGTTGAAAGGGTAGAAAGGAGTCAAGACGATGACAGAATTAGTGGAAGCGATGATGTCTACCGCACTACAGGAGCCGCCCGAATGGGTTGAGAATTTAATCACTGAAAAACTGAAACATTTAGAATAAATATGCATACGTTGATTTGGAAGCCGTTGATAAATTTTGACAACATTTTGACAACAGGCAAAACAAAAATATAGTGAAACATAGGGAATTTCGCATAATACAGGGTGTCTATTTTAAGCCATGTTTTGATAATAAAGCCGTTCTTAAAACTGTATTGAAAAGACTCAAAATCAAGCGATGAATAGTCGTGTGGGTTCAAGTCCCACCTCCGGCACCAAATAAAAGCAGTCCCGGTAACGGGGCTGTTTTTATTTTCGGATTATCTGGGGGAGTGCGGGCGTAGTATGGGACGGTTGTGTTGGCTTTAGTTACGATACATCGGATACATCTCCGATGTATCGTTTTTTTATTCGGTTAAGAAATATAAAGGGATCAGAGTCTTAAAACGAGGCAGGTTACAATATGGGCGGTCAATGAAATTCACGTTTTCAGGTATGAATACGGATATAAACCGGTCTAAGTATCCTTAAAATCGTGGAGTATCGAGCTTTTAACCTTATCAATAAATACTTATATAACCATTATGTGAAAAATTATTGACGAAATAAATAAAAATTTGAGACAATATAACGAAGCGTTAATACAAAAGAGGAAAGCGATATCAAATTAGAATAAGGTGGAGAAAGTTATGATAACAAAGCATATTAAGACGGCCATTCTTCTAAGTCTTGTCGGGACCCTGGTAAATGTAAGTCTTGTCAAAGCCAATGTGGATATGGGGACGGGAAATTCCGTAGCCGGTACAGATAATGTCGTTTCAGGCAGTACTAATAATGTATGGGGGCAACGGTCCGATGTATCGGGGGCCAGAAATCAAGTAAGCGGAAATGATAACGTGGTTACAGGAGCCGATAATACGGTAGCGGGATCGGGTACTTTGACAGTCGGTATCAGCAATAATGTGCAAATCGGTGCTACAAGCAGTATCGTTGGTGGACAAACTAATACTGTAAATGGTGTAAACAGCCTTGTCGGCGGGAATCAAAATACTATCGGTTATGGGGGAGCTAATAAC